CACGTTTTCTGAAGCACAACCAAAAATGAATCTCAAGCCGCGGATCATCTTCACGCCACAAGACTTGACGCATGTCATTTTTGGGCCCTGGATGGTCCCGCTCTGCAAGCAGTTCTACGCCGACAATGGTCCTGACGCGCACATCTTCGCAGCTGGCGCGGCGAAACCCTCTGAGCTGAATGATTACCTGCAGCGACGCATCGTCCCGGTGCTGGAGGCTGGAACTCATTTCACGCTTGAGGACGACTTCAAAGCGTTCGAGACACGCATCAGAAATTTCATGAACAGCGTCAGGCGCGAGAAGATGCGCCACGACATGGCTGACCGATGCCCCGATTTTGAGGCGGTCCAGGATGCTCTTGAGCACTCGCGGTTCCAGTCCAACCCTGGCAAACGCGGCTGGCGCGTGCACGGAGAACTACCACCGGAGAGCCGCCTCTCGGGAGAAGATGGAACCACCGGCAAGAACTCCATGGACAATAAGAATGCGTCTCGGCTTGCCATTTCAGCCGCATTCCTCAATTGTGACATCCAGTCCCTGCGGCGGAGATTCGGGCCTGAGTACATGCGACTGCTGGACGCCCAGGAAGAGAAGTATTTCGGCGTCGTCAGTGGCGATGATGGCCTGTTCTTCTGCGCGTACGCTGGACTGCCACACTGAATGCAGCCTGAGCAGTTCCGCGAATTGGTGATGTACAACATGGCCCAGCTGGGTCATGAGATTACGTCGAAGGTAACAAGAGAAGTGTATGAAGTGGTCTTCCTCGGGATGAGGCCCTACCACACGACTGAGGGGTACTTGTGGGGCCCAACCCTCGGCAGGCGCGTCTTCAAACACCACGCAGCGCGAGATCTCAAGGGGTGCCCGTGGACTTTCATCAAAGCCATCGCAGACGTGGAGGATGCGCTCTTGAAACACGTGCCAATCATTTCTGAAATGGCTGCCCAGTTGAAAAAGATTTTGGTGGTGACCGGCGGCCTAAAACCGATGCGCAAGAGTGCGCTCAAGGCATTCAACGACTCCATGCGATGGCGCAGGTACGTGGATCGCACAGCGCCGTACACATCAAGATGCCTTGACGAGATGAGTGAACTCTACGGGATTGATCGAGGGGAGATAATCTCGCAGATTGATGAGATAAAGAAGGTGCGGTGGGTCCCTTACCTTCTTGACGCGCCGATGTGGGACCGCGTCTATGCTGTGGACGACTGCTAAGGCTGCCTCGGCGCGCGATTCCTTGCCGTTATAACCTGGGGAACGCGCTTCCATCAGCCTAGAGCACTTGAACCTCAATGCGTCACGTGACGGCCGTGTCGTGAAGAGAAAACGCATTGGTACGGTTGTGAATAGCAACATCTCAACCCTGCTCCCTTTTTCCCCCCTCCCGACCAGCCTATTACTTGATGAAATCGTTCTCATGCGTGAGCTTCCCTTCTACACTCAGCGCACTGTATCAGTAAGACTGGTCTCCCCCCAACCTGCCATGACGCCTTGCCAATTCAATCACCTGCCTATGCCTGATGTCAACAAACGCAACAAGCGACAACACCGTTCCGGCGGCAAAGGGAAGGGCCGCGGTTCCGGTGCCCCTACCTCCGGACGTACACCAAGGGGCCGCAGCGCTCGTCGTGAAGGAGGCAACAATACTAGATCCAACTCCCAATCCTCCGCCCGTTCCTCAATTCGATCCAGATCCCGCTCATTTTCCCGCGCCTCGAACCGCTCCGGCTATGCTGTTGGCTCACGCTCGCGACGCTCAACGTCGTTCGTCAGATCCAAGAGCATTCCTAGAAACTCCACTGCCTACGTCCGCCCACGCTCCCAGTCTCGAGACAGTCGCAGAGGCGTTGCTGGCAAATCAAACGCCCGCGTCTCCGCTGGCCGGCTCCCCGCTGTCGCTTCTCAGGAAGAAAAGTTTCGACATGCGCTCGCCCGTGCACTCGCCACTGGGAAAACCTACCCACTGGCCGGACCTGTCAGAGATCGGGACCCAAGTTTCTATCTCCAATCCTTTGGTCCTGAATCGAGCTACGTGCGAGATCGTCTCGCTCCCCGAGTCGACACCACATACCTCGAAGGTGCTGGGAGTGCACGCGCCATTATGAACGTCCCATTGGGACCAGTACCCGGGCTCCCGGGCGACGCATCCGCAGGCCAACGAGTGCTTCTCATTTACGCGACACCCGACCACGATTCTGCATTCGGCTACACCATTCTGCCTGTGACGGGTGAGGACATCTACTGGCCGGCCCCGAGTGATTATTCGCCAGCTTTCGGCCTTTCTGTGCCTGCTGGTGGTGTTACTCCGGCCTACACTCCTGGCCCTGCTATGACGTTTGCCCCCGAGCGGCCCGGTGCTTCAACGAAACTCGTGTCTTACGACAATGACGCACATCCTTACAGAATCCTGGGGAGCTTCAAGATGGACATGACTCGTTGCCTATTCGGCCATCTTTCGTGTTTCATCCGGGGAAACTTGTCGGCACGCCTTATCACGACAGACCGCGAGATCCAGGTACTTGCGGAGTCGGGCAACGGTGGTGCACCCGGAACGGCCGTTACCATGGACGGTGACCCCTACGCTTGGTACAAGTACGATGCCAGCTACCCTACCTACGATCAAGCTGGCACACCTATTGTCACTTCTCGGAAAGTGTTCGATGTCGAGCTACGCAAACAAGTTGGACTGAATTTCGGTGAAGGACGCGCTGCCGCAGCGCATTCAGTCGCGGGGGATTGGCAGATAGCTGCATTCTCCGCCGACCTGCTGCAGAAGATGGTCGTCTCCGGTCTGCGGGGCGTGCCCCTCAAACCTGATGGGACGCCCAACATCGCGGCACAGAAAAGTTTGCTTGCTGACTATTTGCGTGACAATGTGGGCTATCACTGTCCGACGGGTTACTCGTCTCGCGGGATGTATTTTGCCTTCAACATTGCCGGCCCGTCAACAAAGGTCGCCACTTTTGAAGTCGACTACACCGACGCTTGGGGCGTCCTACCGGGCGTCACCATCGACGGTTTCCGCATCTCGAGTGCCACGAAAGCTGTCGTGTTCCCCTACCCGATCTGGTTCGACAAGACGACGTGTGGTGGAAGCATTGGCACAACGGTTGAGCGCGCCCACGCCGCTGCAGCCGGTGCAATTGCTGCCAGCGCTATACATCACGAACCTGGTGCTTTTAGTGGGAACCAAGTGGCTAACGCCACCGCTGTACACTCCGCCGACACCGCCACAGGCACCGGCAGCTCGGGTCGACCTTGGGGAGCGACACTCCGCGACGCCGCTGTCTCTCTATATCATGGAGTCGGTGGCGTCGTGGGTGCGGTCGAGTCAGGCGTGGAGCATTTCGCTAATTGGATGGGTCTGTTCAATCGGGCCCGCAACGCAGCTGGCGCGGTTCGTTCCGCTTTGCCTGTCGCGCGTGTCGCTGGACGCGCTGCCCTCGCCCTGATGTAGCCTTGCCAATCTGATCACCTGCCATGCTTGCTGCCCCTGGAGAAGATGCTACCATGCCATTGCTGCGTTACATCCGCGAGCAAGTCGACCACAACCGAGATTTCATCGGCTACTGTCTTGACGCGCTCACAGGGCCTGTTTCGATGAACAGTGCTATTCTATCCCTCACAGAGGCGGTTAACACGAACCGCGACTCAGCTGATGTAAAGTTGGACATCATCATTCAGACGCTGACTGACTTGCGCGCCGACGTTGAAGTGATCGGCGGCGCCACCGCCACCACGCTAAACCTTTTGCAAGCTCTGGACGTACGGGTCCGGCAGTTCCTAGGAACGAACCCGAACTCCTTCGCCGACCAACTTGCTAACTCAACCGGCCCTTCTACTTCTACGACACCAGTCATCCCTGGCCTACCGGTCGGTCTCTCCCCTACAATACTGTTCCCAGATCCAGGCCTGAACCTCACAGCCTCATTTGTCATCCGGTTGGATGCGTCAGGCAGCGCTCAGGTGAGACGGTGCGTTGCCTATGCTTCGGTCGCGGGTGTATTGCAGCAAATTACAGTTATGTTTACTGACCCATGGAGAGGCGGACCCTCCGTTTACCCTGAGCTCTCAGACGATGACCCTACCACTCTATACAACGCTTGGGCCGACCAGTTACACCTCACCTGCACTTTCCCTGGGGGTGTCATGCCCAAGTATCTGCTGTTCGACTCGTCTTATTCATCTGGAGCTGTCACGCTAACTGCAACGCGTGCTGATACTTCCACTGCTGTCTTCTCACTGTTCACTGCTGGGCCTCATCTCATTCAACTGTACTGAGGCCAACTGCCCACTCTTCCACCGACACCTCGCCTTGGGTCCGGTTACGGGGATTGTCCCGACGGTTAGTGCGAAAAGGCACGCCCTTACTACGCTTGTTGTCGGCCCGCGTACACACGCCGCGATGTGCTGCCGCCTTGTTTGCACCCGCGGTTCGTGACGCTCTAACCCCCGCTACCGGTCAGCTCCAGCGGCGGAGTCGGAAGAGAAACTGTTCGGATAGCGGTCCTACGCCCGCTCCCCACCCTTCCCAAACCCTTCCCTCCCTCTAGGTTAGAACCAAGGGGCAGGCAAATGGCGAATGGCAACTGATGAGCACAGGTTATGCGAAAGGCACTCAGAAGTTTGGGACCTGTCATGGTTGGGCAACCCATGCAGGTAAACCGAACACAGGCC